GACCATCACGGGCGACACCAAGCGCGTGCGGCCCATGGCGCAGGCCCAGCCCGAGGTGCTGCAGGACCTCTTCACCCGGCTGCGCAAGTCCAGCATCCCGGCGGCGAACGTCATCGCGCTGGAGATGCCTGAATTGGTCCCCTACCTGCTGCTGCCGGACGTCGAGGCCCTCGACATCTCACCGATGGCCCGGGAGTTCTTGTTGCACGGTCCCGAGGCCGCTGCCGACCGCTCAGGCACCCTGCACATGTGCGGGGTCCAGTTGTACAGCGCAGGGCTGGACGACGCCACCGTGCTGTCGATCCTCGCCGCCAATGACCACGCCTTCGACGTGGCCCTCGCGCACCGCAACCAAGACCCCGACCGGGCTCTGCACTACCTGTGGGTGGAGCACTGCCAGAAGGCCCGACCGAAGGCCACCACCAAGGCCGCGCTGCTGTCCGGGTTCGACGACATCTCCGAGAGCCCCGAGCTACTGCAGGCTGACGAGGTTGTGCGGGAGGTCACAGCAGCCCGGGAGGAGCGATTTCGGCTCAAGGACACCAGTGAGTTCATTGTCCGTCAGAAGGCAAGCTGGATCGTCAAGGGCCTGATCCCCAACGCCTCCCTTGGCGTGATCTACGGGGCGTCCGGCTCAGGCAAGTCGTTCTTCGTGCTCGACCTCATGGCGGCGGTGGCCCGGGCGGTCGCGTGGCGTAATCTCAAGGTGACGGGTGCCCGGGTGTGCTGGATCGCGGCAGAGGGGCAGGAGGACATGCGCAAGCGTGTGCAGGCGTACTGCCAGCACAACGGCATCCAGTCCACCGAACTGCCGATGGACTTCATCGATCAGGCACCCAACTTCCTCGAGGCGGCGGACATCAAGGCGGTCATCAAGCAGATGCGGCTCAAGGGCCAGTTTGATGTGGTGGTGGTGGACACGCTGGCGCAGGTCATGGCCGGGGGCAACGAGAACTCCGGCGAGGACATGGGCCGGGTGCTGGCGTACTGCAGGGAGATCACCCGGCTGACGGGCGCTATGGTCATCCTGATCCACCACAGTGGCAAGGACGAGTCCCGGGGTGCCCGGGGCTGGTCAGGGCTGCGTGCGGCTGCCGACTTTGAGTTCGAGATCATCCGGGCGGACGAGGACCGGGTCGCCACTGTCACCAAGATGAAGGGCGGGGCCGACGGGGACGAGTACGGCTTCCGGCTGCAGACCGTTGTCGTGGGGCAGGACGAGGACGGCGACAACGAGACGACCTGCGTCATCACCAGCACCGACAGCACCAGAGCCAGCGTGGCCGTGGTGGCCGGCCCCAAGGGCGTCAACAAGAAGCTGATTCTGGAGAAGGCAGGCGAGTTGCTGGCCGTCGATGGCGGCATCCTGACACGCAACGAACTGGTCGCCGTGGTGTGGCCGTTGTACCCACGGGGCGATGAAAACACACGTGATCAGCGCAAGGCAAACGTCGGTCGGGACCTCACCCAACTGGTTTCTGAGGGCTTTCTGTTGGAAAATGCATCCGGCGGCATCACGGTGCCTGTGCGGACGAAGGCGTAAGAGAATGCGAACAGGTAGGAATAAGCGTGCTTCAACTGCTTCAAGTGTGCTTCAGAAGCGCTTCAGAAGCACGGCAATCTGCTTCAACTGCTTCAACACCCCTTTAGGGGTTGAAGCTTGAAGCACGGCTTTTTTGAAGAAACTGAAGAGATGTTTGCAAAAAACAACACATAAAAATAAATTAGAAATAATTTGCAGAAAGCAGTAAAAACAAGAAAAGCGCTGTACACTACATCCATCGCAGCAAACGCGGCGATACAACCTAAACACACATACGGAGTTGATCATGGCAAAAGCAAAGATGGTGGTGGAGTTGAACGAAGGCTCGGTGGATCGCTTGGGCATGTTGTTGGCCCAGATCGCTGACCTGACCAAGGAAGCAGACGCGATCAAGGATGCCATCAAGGCGTCTGGTGCATCCATGGAAGGTTCGTTCTTCAAGGCCACGCTGGTGGACATGGACCGCAAGGTCTTCGACAAGGAGTTCTTCATCAAGGATCAAGGCCCCAACGGTGCTGACATCTACGATGCCTACACCAAGAACACCTCCTGCATCTCGGTGCGCGTTACCTCCCGTTAAACCCCCGCCCCTTCGGGGGCTCTTTTTTGAAAGACCTCATCATGTTCCGTTACGCATCCTCCTCCAAGCAGTCCGAGTTCCGCTCGAACCATCCCCTGTCCAACGCACAGATCGCCTATCACGCCCCCAGCGTGATGGCTGCCGAGGCCCACGAGAGCCGTGGTGACCGCTACGCCTTTATTCCGACCATCCAAGTGATCGACGCCCTGCGCGGTGAGGGCTTCGAGCCCTACGAGATTCGGCAGACCCGTGTGCGTGACGCTGGCAAGCGTGAGCACACCAAGCACATGGTGCGTATGCGTCACCAGAGCCAGATCGTCACCCAGACCGAGGTGCCCGAGATCATCCTGCTGAACAGCCACGACGGCACCAGCAGCTACCAGATCATGTCCGGCGTGTTCCGGTTCGTGTGCTCCAACGGCCTGATCGCTGGCGACATGTTCAGCAACGTCCGGGTGCGGCATTCGGGGCACGTGGTGGACGACGTCATCGAGGGTGCCACCCGGGTGCTGGAGGACGCCAAGCAGATCGGCTGCCGCATCGACGAGTACAAGGGCATCACCCTGACCCGTGACGAGCAGCAGGCGTTTGCCAAGGCCGCGCTGCAGGTCCGCTGGGGTGACGAGGCCCCCGTGGTGCCCGGTAGCATGCTGCGGACGAACCGCTGGGAGGACAACAAGGACGACCTGTGGACCGTGTACAACCGGGTGCAGGAGAACATGCTCAAAGGTGGCGTGTCGGGCCGCTCCAGCACTGGCCGGCGCACCACCACCCGGGCGGTGGGCGGGGTCAACGAGAACGTGAAGCTGAACAAGGCCCTGTGGACGCTGGCGGACACCATGGCGGCGTTGAAACTGGACAAGGCCACGGACGAGTTCGCAGCCCGCTACGAGCTTTCTTTCGCGTAATCAACCCGGGGGCTTCGGCCCCCACAACTGGAGAACACCATGCAGACCATCACAATCGGCAAAGGCCGCTACACCATACGCGACGGTCGCACCGACTTCATGTCGCAGGTACTCAAGACCACGGGCAAGCACAAGCGTGTCAAGGCCACGCCGGACAAGCGCTACTTCCCAAAGACCGGGGAGAGCATGAGCACCCGCGATTACGTGCATGCCTACTACGAGATCAACGTCCGCGCATTTGCGGCGAACAACAGTCTGGGCAGACCTTACGACCCGGGGGCATACACCAGAGCCATCAACGACTTCTTCCAACCCCTGAGCACGCACCTGACGGTGCCTCAGGGCTTCGATGGCATCGAGGTGGAGGGGTGAGTACCAAACCAGCCGCAAAACGGCTTAAAACGGCCTCCACGGCCCCCGCAGAGGCCGTCTCGGAGTACAGGATGCCCACTGAGGTGGCGGACTGGATCAGGCATGCCGAGGCCCGCATCGTGTACCTGAGCGGACGGGTGGACGACTTGAAGGCCGAGAACACCAAGCTGCGCAAGGCCAACAAGGTCATGGAAGCAAGGGTCATGGGCAATTCACAGGAGTAAGGGTAAACCCCTAGAAAATAAATCTGTACAAACTCTAACTTCGTGTTACAGTAAAGGCTCTTCAACACACCCACACAGGAGAATCACATGGAAGAGATCATGATCAGGACAGAGGACGGCGTACGGGTCAGCGTGGACCCGTGGAGCCCCAGCGCGATCTGGCTGCACCTCGGCAGCCCCAACCGGGCAGCCAGCGCGGTCCTGACCCGTAGCGAGGCCAAGCAGGTCATTGCGGCACTGCAGGCCCAACTGGCAGCGATAGCATGATGGCGGTGCTCACATCTCCCGTCCCGCACAACGTCTACGTGGACGGCACGTGGTTCGCCGAGGTGCTGGCGTGGGAAGAGTCGGACGCCATCGAGCAGCTTACCGAGCGGATGGTGTACCCACCGTCCGTGGTCTTCACCGTCGAGTTGGTAGAGGGATCGGACGAGGACATCGAGGACTACTACCCGCGCAGCTTGTACGGCAACTAGGGTAAACACCTAGAAAATAAATTCAAAACAAGGGTTTCACAACGAAATCTTTGTTATACTTCAGTCACACCAACACACCGGAGAATGAAATGAAGTACAAACTCAATGTCGCCCGCGATGTCGATACAGACGAACCCGGCGTTTACATCCTTAACTTACCCGGTGGCTGGAAGTTCGCCCATGACCCCTACAGCCTCGAACATGTCCGGGCGTATGACAGCATGCGTGATCTGCGTGATGGCATCAAAGGTTGGGTCGTGCCCTGCGAGTGCGCAGAGTGCAAACGCATGATCGCCAAGCACGGGGCGGCAGCATGAGCTACGCAACCTACCACCAGACCTTCCAGCACAAGGTCCGCGACTACGACGCCGGGACCTGCCAACGGGCGCTGATGGACTGCCACGACACGTTGAAAATCTGGGGCGAGGAGATCGACTCGGACTACGCGGTCAAGCTGTGGGCGGAGATCGACGCCCTGCGTGAGCGGCAACTGAAGTTGAGCAAGGGTAAACCCCTATAAGATATTTTTAAGAACAAGGGTTTCACAACGAAATCCTTGTTATACTTCAGTCACACCAACACACACAGGAGAACGAAATGACCCAAATTACCGTAACCGAAGTAAAAAACCTGACAGCTTCAGGCGCTTTGCGCAAATCACACACATCCAAGACGCGGGGTTACGTGTCGCGGAAGACAGACGGCAGAGCGCAAACCTATTCCGGAAAGTTTGGCAAAGGGTTTGTGGTCTACACCCCGAACTGGGATAGCACTCAGTTTTGCTTTGTGACCTACTACGTGAGTTAAACTACCCTCCAACGCGCTGAGAGATGCGCTTGAAGGGTTTTTCAATGGCAACGAGCAAAACGGGAAAGACAATAGGCCGCCCACCGGGCGATACGCTGTACCCAAACAAGGAAAAGATCAAGGGCCAGATCATTGGCTGGCTTTCCGAGGGCAAGACGCTACGCGACTTCTGCCGACAGGAACAAATGCCAAGCTACCAGTCGATATTTCGTTGGCTCGACGAAGACCCGGCCTTCGCGTTAGACTACGCGCGCGCCCGGGAAGTTGGCTTCGAAATCCTTGCAGAAGAAGCCTTACACATCGCTGACAACACGCGCATGGGCCGCAAGGTTGTGACAAATAGCGGTGGTGAAGACGACGCAATGACGGTGACCGAAGAGGACATGCTCGGCCACCGCAAGCTGCAGATCGACACACGCATGAGGCTGCTGAAAGCGTGGCACCCCAAGAAGTACGGTGAGCGCACGGTGGTGGCCGGCGACGAGGACGCACCGCTGGCCGTCGAGGTCAGCTTTGACGTGTTCGGCGAACTACTCAAGAACCTCGCCCTGAACCGCCAGACCAGTGAGTAACGCCGTCGCGCTGCTGCAGGACCCCAAGGTCCGTGAGCAGTACGCCAAGCTCAAGCCAGAGCAGCGTGCGGCCTTCGCGTGGCGTGCCCGGTGGCTCATGGCAGCCCACAGGCACCAGATCGAGCCTACGGGCGACTGGTGGTCCATCTGGCTCATGTGCGCAGGCCGTGGCGCAGGCAAGACCCGTGCAGCCGCCGAGAACCTCGGCTGGTGGGCATGGGAGCAGCCGGGCACCCGCTGGCTCGTCTCAGCCCCCACCAGCGCCGACTTGCGGGGCACGTGCTTCGAGGGCGACTCCGGGCTGATCAGCGTGATCCCGGCAACACTGGTGGCGGACTACAACAAGAGCCTGCACGAACTCACACTGACCAACGGGTCATTAATCAAGGGCATCCCGGCGTCCGAGCCCGAGCGCTTCCGGGGGCCGCAGTTCCACGGCGGCTGGCTCGATGAGTTGGCCGCGTGGGACTACCTGCAGGAAAGCTGGGACATGATCCAGTTCGGCATCCGGCTGGGCAAGAAGACCAAGCTGATCGCGTCCACCACCCCGAAGCCCAAGCCGGTGGTCATGGACCTGATCTCGCGCGAGGGCGACGACGTGGTGGTCAGCAGGGCCAGCACGTACTCCAACGTCAAAAACCTCGCCCCGTCGTTCCAAAAGCAGATACTGCAGTACGAGGGCACCAAGCTGGGACGGCAGGAAATCCACGCCGAAATCATCGACCCCGAAGAGGGTGGCATCGTCAAGCGGGACTGGTGGAAGCTGTGGCCGGCGGGCAAACCCCTGCCGAAGTTCGAGTTCGTCCTGCAATCGCTGGACTGCGCAACCAGTGAAAAGACGATCAACGACCCCACGGCGCACATCACGCTGGGCGTGTATAAACCCGAGGACGGCGGCATGTGTGCGCTGGTGATCGACTGCTGGCAGGAGCACCTGCAGTACCCGGACCTGCGGCCCAAGGTGCTCGACGAGTACGAGGTGGTGTACGGCGAGGGCCGGAACAAAAAGCGGGTGGACCTGCTGCTGGTGGAGGACAAGAGCGCGGGCATCAGTCTTATACAAGACCTGCGCAGGGCCGGCGTGCCCGTGATCCCGTACAACCCGGGCAAGGCGGACAAGGTCCAGCGGCTGTCCATCGTGGCGAACATCATCAAGGCGGGCCGGGTCTGGATACCCGAGTCCAGCAACCGTAAGGGTTACGTAAGGGACTGGGCGGAGGGGATGATCAGCCAGATATGCAGCTTCCCCGAGGGCGCAGAGCACGACGACTTTGTTGACGCCATGAGCCAAGCCCTGCGATACTTGCGCGATGCCGGTTGGCTGACCATCGACTTCCCGAAGGAGTGGGTGGACGAGGACGACTACGCCGACGCCAACCCGCGCAAGAGAGAAAACCCCTACGCGGTATAAAATGCAGGAAACCACCGGGACACGCCATGCCCACACCCAACGAGGCACCACAATATGACACAGCCCAAGAAGGCCCCTTCTGGCGGGTCCGCCGCCGCACTCAAACGAGCAGCGCTGGTGCGCAAAGCAATCGAGCAGGCAATCGGCAAGGCCCCCAAGCTGCACCCGGATCGCCACGAGGCCAACTTCCGCAACCACTTGCGGATGCGGACATCCGCGAGGTAATCCGCAACAAGACCGGGCTGGCGCATCA